TCGAAGATATTACCAATGATTGGCATTTCGTACACTGCACCGTCGTCAGCAACCGAAACAGTTGGCTTGTTCATGTAGTGAACGACGAAGTCAGTGCTGTTGTTGGCAGCGCCTTCGGTAGTCACAACGACACGGTCCTTACCGTTGAGCAACAAGATGTCACCCTTCATAGGAGTGTGAGCACGGATGTCAACGTCAACAGCGGAAGGAGCTGCGTCAGCTACAAACGTCAACGTCTGGTCGGCGGCTTCTGCAGTTGAAGACGAGCCACCTTTGTTGGCAGCACGAACCTTCTGATGCAAACGAGCTTCCTCGTAGTAAGTAACTTTTTCCGCAGAGCCAGCAGCTTTGACGGCGCCAGTCATGCGCAAGAATCCGGTAATGCCTTGGTTACCGTAGGTTTTAATCAGTTCGGGACGAACGTCAAGGGCGTTAATAGTGTTCATGAAGTCACCCAGAGAAGAGTACTTTTCGGGAGTTGCCAAACCAATGTTTGACGCACCACCACCTGTACTTCCTCCAAGACCTCCGTGAACATTTGGAGCTGTAATAGCCATAATGTTTTTTTTACAAAGTGTTAGAAGTTAAAGGACATCCCTTTATCTCCTCCGATGGCTGCGGCAATCTGGTCAACAATCTTAGCTTTCTGAGCATCAGCAGAGTTGTCTACCCTTCCCGCACTAGGCGTAGCAGGTGAGACATTGGCTGCGTTCTGAACGACACGACGTTGGCCATCGCTCATACCCTGTCGGTACACAGCGTTGACGATATTGTCAATGTTGTCCGTAACTGCTCTGTGAGAGTTAAGAAGGTCGTAATCCCACTTGCCATCATCAGAAACGTAGGAATCAAAAAATGACTCAAGGTTCGCATTCTTCTCCTTCAAAGTAGACTTGTACTGGTCGGCTAGGCCGTAGGTAAATGTCTTACCGGTGGGCAAATCAAATGAAATGCCGTCCAAGTTGTCAACTTCTCTGGACATAGATGCGACCCATTGGTCGTCAATCGGGCTCATAAATTCATCCTCGGTGCTTCGATTGGGGTCCGGAGTACGGAACGCCTCTCTAATCTCCTCGATGTTTTGACGAGCCTTCTCGGCTTGCATCTTTAGCTCTACAGCTGATGTAGCGAGTTCCTCATCGGTGTGACGGTCGGCGTCGAGCTTGTACTTATTGTTCATAAGTGTATCAATCTCTGCCGAGGTCAGCTTAGGGTAGTCCATCTCCATCTGCATACGAACAGCCTTCCCATCATCCATTTCGGATGTGTCTAAGGTCTGATACTTGTACCAGTCATCAATAGAACGGCCCGTCTCCGTGACAAACTCGTTAATAGCTGCGACGCTAGGGTCGATGTCAGCCTGCTTGTTAAACTGCTGGCTCACCTCGTCGAAATTATCGAACTTCATATTCAGCCTTTCGCTGAGTTTTTGAAGCGCAATAGCATCTTCGTCGATGGCCTGCGGTTGAACAGGTTCTTGTTGTGGAGCTTGTGGCTCCGTATATTCTTGTCTGAAAACTACTTCTTGAGGCTCCTGTTGGGGAGTAGGCTCAGGAGTCTCCTGCACGGGCTCGGGAGCTTCTTCCACTACAGGTTGTGTTGCTTGTGGCTCCGAGGGTTCAGGCTCCGGCGAGGGCGCGGGAGCTTCCTGAGGTGTGTTCAAAAAGTCAGGGGTATCGCTAATTGCGATGCCTTGTGCTTCAGCTGCTATCTCTAGTTCATGCTTAGCCATTATATTGAATTTAGGTGGTTTCTAATTATCTAGCTATTGAGCTAGTTTTCTGAGATGCTGTAAACCTCACGCCTTTTCTGTAAGGAGAGTAATCTAGTGAGGGCTTGTCTTGACAGTACAAAATAGCATAGTGCGTGTTGGCGGCCTGAGGTGTGAAGTGAGTAATCTCACCATACACTACCTGACCGTCAGGGTAGTCGATTGGTTGCTCTCTTGTTCCCGCAGCATTGTTCATCCTGAACTCTACAGGAGTAGTTCTAGCAGCGTCAGTACCAGCGTCTACACCGTCGACGCCTAGCATCTCCACAGAAAAAGCTGGAGAAAATGGCAAGACCGTGATGCTGATTTTGCCGTCGTCTGCAGTACCTACTTTATCTGGAAGCTCTGCGCTAAGGTCTGCATCGCCAAACAAGCTACCCGGAGAGTCGGCAGCAAGGTGCAAAAAACAATTCGTTGTTGCTACAGTAGTGTCAGCAAGCGTGTAGGTTCCGTTGTATTGAGGATATGTCAATGAGGAAACGACAACCTTGGCTCCCTTCAAGAAACAGTTGGCCGCAAATTGAGCTACTTCGCCATACATGTTTACTGTGTTCGTGTTACCCGTAACACCAATCTTAACCTTGTAAACGTCGTTACTAGCATCGTACACCCAGCCATTGGTGTCGTCCATATCGACGTGTTTGGTTTCGTTTTGCAAAACCTTACCTGCCTCAAAGACGTTTTCTCCAGCTGTGTTGCCCCTAAGAATGACTGTGGTGGTGCCGCCAGTCATCATACGGTTTGTCAGCACATCTCTTCCGAGATTAGCAGCGCTGTTTTTTACATCGTGTGTCTTAAATCCCATGTCTTATCTATTAAGCGTCAGTTCCGATTACCATGAACTCAACCAACGTAGGGTTAGTTGTAGCGTATGCTTTGAGTGTTAATCCAGCGTTGAGTGGCATAAAAGCCCAGTCTCCTCCCGCAAGCTTCAAGATGACGGGGTCACCAGAGGTGGTGTCGTCATACACGTAAATGAAATCTGAAGCAGTAGTGTCTGTGTTCTTAACGTACAGGTATGCTGGTGCGCTGAAGTCTGATGCTTCAAACAGTGTAGTTGCACCACTTCCAACAGCTGTAGCAGTCACGGGTCTCCGTGCCAAGCCTGAAGTGTTAGCTGCAGTGACATCCGTAGACACACTGATAGACAGGCTGTCAGACAGCAAGTCTGTGCTAGTCAGAGAGATTTGTGCGGTTACTGTTGCCATGGATTATTCTTTGATGCAAATATATGAAACATTACCACTTGACTTTGTTGGCCCAGTAGGCAGCGCTCATCTTACCTTTCTTGATGTTTTTACCGTGCCTAGACTTGAAACTAGCACGTTTCTTTTTCATCTTGTCAGACTCCCCTGACTTTGGTTTTCCTGCAGTGCTTGCACCCTGTTCACCAAAGCGAATCAACTTAATCTTGTCACCCTCTTTGGCCAAAACCATGTGCGATTTCTTAGGGTGGCTTGGAGTTTTCTTGGGTTTGTTTACACCGCTGAGGCTATGCTTTTTAAGCATTCGCTTGACGCGGGCCCTCATTGCCTCCTTACTCATCGCTGCATCAACTCCTTTACGATGTCTCTTGTCTCTACATCATTGAGCTCGGGACGAACGCCCTTGCGCTGAGAGATGAGCTTTGACTGAGCCACAGCTTGTTTGTCTACCCTAGAGTCCTTCCTGTCATCTTTTTCCTGCTCTAGCTGCATACGGAAATTCTTGTCTGCCATAGATAGCTGAGACGAAGCTTGGAGCTTTGCCATCTGAACCTGACCGTCTAGCTGTTGACGCATCTGCAAGAGCTGCATATCAATCTGTCCCTGAGCCTGAATAGACTGTAGGTCTGCTTGTGCTTTAAGCTGAATCTCCTGAGCCCTTAGCTGAGCTGCTTGCTGCTGAGCCTGCATATTCACTTGGCTTTGCAACTGCATGTTCTGTTGCTGTTGTTGTTGCAGCATAGAGATTCTCCGCTTGCGCCTGATGATGAGGAGCTTTTCTGCTTGGTCCAAATCCTTGAGACGGCGGATTGCCATAGCGTCTTCAAGGTCAATTTCTTTTTGCGCAAGTGACTGTTGGATATTTTGTTCAAGCAACAACTTAGAGTCTTCGGACATCTCACGCTCTACAATAACACCGTAGTTGTGCATTGGTAGCGTAGCGAACGAAGAAAGTATTTCCATGCTCGTAGAGCCAATAGCTCTAGCGTATGCCAAGTAGATAACAGAGTCTACCGGCATCACCTGCAGGCACTTAACTACATCCTCGCAAACTCTTTTGTAGAGCACAGAGGATGCGTTTGTGATGTCATTGATAGCGTTGTTTCCCGCAGCCATCTGCTGCTGACGCACACCGACAAGGGCATCGGACTTAGGGGAGCTACCATCGAGAACCTCATTGACTCCCGTGACGTCACGAATCATACGGAGATAGTGATTGTACAATCCAATCAGCTCGTTGATGTTTCGGATGCTGTTGTCTAGCGGACGGACAGGAGGGTTTTGGAATCCTCCCTCTGGGTTCTTACTTCTGTAGTAGAAGACACCAGTCTGCTCGTAGATGTCTTGGATGTCGAGCGGTTGAAGCTCTCCTCCAGCACCTAGCTGTACGTTCTCTAGTCCCTCGATGTCTACAATCAATCCATCAGGCTTTGCCTTAGCAATAGCTTGTTGAATCTTAAGGTGAGTCAGTTGAAGCTGGTCTGCGAATCCAATCACCGACGACACCATAGACTTAGGCATCTGGCGGCGGAAGTTCGTTGCCACTACGCTGTATGAAAGGCGAGCACGAGTCAGGTCGTGCATGTTCTTCGGGATGTCACGCTTCATGCCGTAGTTAAACAATAGCTGACTTCCGATGACGTAGGAACCACCATACACACACATGTTTGGCATGCTGTGAATCTCCCTGTCATAGACAGAATCGTTAGGGAGCTTGTACGACTCACCCTTGTAGTAGAATCCGATGTTGCCGAACTGAGAAGTCTTCTCCTCATAAATCATGTCGTCGACACCAATAAACTCAAAGTCCAATACGTCAACGAGATACTCGTCATACCCGTATGAGTGCGAGCCACGGCTTCTGTCGTAGACTGTCTGATTGAATTGAGCAGCGTTGTTGTAGCTCCTGTTCATAACAGACTTGGCAATCTTCTGATACTGCTCCTCTGGGATATCCGTACCGGCCATGCGCTTGAGTTCCTGAATAGAAACTCTCTTTACGTGTCCGGCGTAAACGATGTCAGAAAGGTTAGGGTCCTCGGTGCTCGAGTGAATAAACTGAGCAGGGTCTACGTATTCTGTCTTGATACCATAGCTAGGGTCGTTGCTGCGCTTAACCACAGCCATGCCGTTAACCACGAGGTCCTCTACTGAGCGACGAAAGATGTTGTCATCAAAGTCGTTCCACTCTAGAGTAAGTCTGGTAGCGAGCTGGGCAGCAATCTCTGAGCTGGTCTTGATACTGTCTGCCAAGAAAATCTCAGCTTCTTCTGAGTTCTCAGGGAGACCCTCCGTGTTGGCTCTGGTCTTTAGACCTAGCTCCCTAGCCTCGTCAATAACTTCCTTCTCCTCAAGTGCAAACTTAGCGAGCACCTTCTTCTTCTCCTTGTCGTCTTTAGACACCGGGTCGATAGCTTCTACGTTTGGGCTGAAGCTTCTAGAAAGAATCTTGTTTACAACAATCCTAACGAACTTAGGAACTATGGGGACAGGAGACCAATCCAAATTAAGCAGCGTGCCATCACCCGCTTGGGTGTCCATGCTGTTTAGGATTTGCTTGTAGATTGATGTATCTTGAGTACCGTTAGCGTAGTCCCTGTTTCTCTCGAACTCTACCAGTCTCTTACCAAAGCCTGTAGAAAAATCATCAAGGCCTCCCCACTGTGCCTCGATTGACTTAGCATAGGAAACCCCATAGTCGTGACTCGCCTTTACGCTCGCTGGCGCCATAGGGTCTGGGAACTGAGAATACGACTTTGGCTTGTGGTGACCCTTCATTACTTACTGCATTACAGGCAATGTGCAAATATAAACAAAATCACTTAGAGGGTTTTGAGACCCCGCCCGGCGTGTAAGTGTATTTTCGGAAAAACTTTTGACCGCTAAAATCAGCAGTTTTTTTCTTCTGCACAACCGTCTGAGCGGCAAGCAAAGCAAGGCCAGCACTAATGGTCAAGTCAAACTTTGTTCTGTTGTCAATCCTGTATCCAATCCAATCCTCAAGGGTTCGATTGAAATACATCCTACCTATCTCGCCTTTGTCATTGATTCCCACATGGTTGTGTATGTAGTCTTCGATGGACTGTGCATGCGTGTGAATCACATCCTGCGAGTTAGATGGGATGCCCTTGGTCTTCGTGGCGACAGAACCGCTGGTTGTTAAGTGCGCTGGCCTATCAAGTAGATAGCCATCGTAACCCCTTGATTCAAAGTATCTTACGATACCGTACTTGTTGTTCTCCACGAGGAGTGGGTACCCGAAGAAGAAGGCAGCCATCAAGATGTCCTCATAGAAAATCTTAGCCATGGGTGGGCGTGAGCAGTACTCAGCCACGAACATGTTAGAGGGCGCACGCATGTTGAACTTGTTGTAGATGTGGCAAGCACCCTTCGAGCCCCTGCCGTCTGTAGTAGCGTCGATGTCATAAGAGTCAACACCCCCACATCCAATAAGTTTGTTTGGAGGGACAAGCTTTCCTTTCTCGGTAGTTTTCTGATTCCTCATATCAACAGGCGGCATCCACGACACAAACCAGCGACCCTCTGAGCTAGGAGCAAATACTACCTCGCTATCTTTGATACCGCCCTTCCATGTGAAGTTACCCCGTACCACAGGGTCTGGATACATGTTTTCATTGTGGTCAATCTGCTCGTAAATCTTACCGATGTTGAACAGTGAGCCTTCAACGCTATCCCTAAATGCTTCGTCTGTAGTAAACGGGAACTGACGAACAATCTCATTCATCTCCCTAGCGTCGTGCCTTAGAGCGTCCCTTTCGTTTTTTAGAAACTCCCTTGCGCCTATCTCTACGGTTTCCCCATCTAGTGTCTCCACCTCTTGCTCCGGTGTCTCTATGATTGGCTTCCCGTACTTGTCGAAAAGCCCCTCTAAGGCTTCGTA